TCAGTAACTCTAATGGTCATAAACTGTTTCCATGGGAAGAATCCGATATCAGCAATTGCATATCTTGAACGGATTAACATTCTTGGAGCCCAAGTAGCTTCTGAGATCAGTTGAATCGATTGAGCCATTAAGTAAGGTACGAATACTAAACCTGGTTGGTCAATACTATTCTTTCTTCCTAAGAAGATACGGTTGTCATCCCATCTTTGATATGGATCAACATAAATTGAAATGTTACCAACATTACCCATTGGGAATAATTGACCATTTGCATTTAAGTTGGATTTAACTGGGTTAATTGTATAACCAGCAACATCTTGAATAACGGAAGCTAAGTTACCGTTGGTGATAAGATATTGAGCAGGTCCAACACGACCTTCAGTTGTGATAAAGTTAGAAGCGTTATTGATTTTAGCAATAAGTTTTCTTTGAATTGAGTGAGTTGTTTCACCACCTGGGGTAGCTGCACCAACTGCTAAATAGGTATCAATGTTGAAGTCAAATTTTGATACACCAGCGACTTGTGGAGTTGTCCAAGCGATTCTGTTTTTGTCAGCGAGTTCAGTAACTTTAGCAACAATTTGTTTTGAAATTGTTTGAGTTAATTCGTTAACTAAAACGGATTCTAATTTTTGAACGATATCCATACCAGTAGCGGCTTTAATATCTTCAATTTGGGTTCTCTTCAATGATGATGAGATTTCGATGTCACCAACTTGAATTGTTTTGGTGAAGATGTCTGGTCCAATAACGTTTGGATAAGTTCTTTCATCTTCGTCACGAGTCATAGCTCTGTTAACATACCAACCAGCTGAGAAGCCAGGAATATGATCTTCAAGTAATGAAACTAAGTCAATTGTTACACCAGTTAACGCATAGTTAGTAACAACTGCTGCTGTGGTAGCAATTTGCATTAAAACACCGCAGTTCAAAATGTCAGCAATTGCGAATGCTGCTGTTGGGAAGGTGTTTCTATCATCAACAAAACCCCAACCAGCGTTATTAGCGCCTGGGTTAAATTGACGGAAGATTCTAAACATTGGATAACCATTAATACGTGACCATCCTAAGAATTCCATCCAACCTTCTTTTTTAGGAGAAGTTGCGTTTTGTGGATAAGCTGTTAAGGTAGGATCATAGTTTTGAATAGTTGAAGCAGCTGCAACTGGTGATAAGTCAAAATAATCATCAACAGTACCAGCAGTACCAGCAACTTGACAAGCCAATGTACCACCTGATAAGTGAACATAAATAGGATTGGTTAAACCACCAACTCTTTCTCTTACTGGCTCACTATTAGCATCCAATTTGGTTGCCATAGCAGCTTTAAGATGAGTATTAAGAGTTGTTAAACCACCTGAAAGGTTCATTTGGAACATAATTGGTCTTTCATCTTTCAAAGTTGAATCTGCTAAGTTATCATATTTAAAATCTACGAATAACATGTCAACTTTTGGTGATGAAGCTGGTTTAACAGCTACTAAATCAAGACCAATAGTTTGAGCAGCGATTTTCATTGAAACTGGAAGAAGATTTTGTCCGATGTCACCAGAACCAATTCCACCAGCTGTTCCAAGTCCATAATCACCCCATACTAAACCAGGAGTTGTTGAAGGTTGAGCTGCTTGAACAGCGCCCATACCGTTAAGGTTGCCTAAAGTTGAATAAGCAACGTTTTCATTTAATGAATGCATTTCTGCATACTCAGCCATCCAATCTTGTCTGTAAGGATCTTGAACACCAAGGGATTCCAATACAGGCTTCCATTTTGCGACAGCTTTTGTTTTGTCAATTAATAAATTCATTTTTAATTTTTATTTTTTTTAAGACAGAGTCTTTGTTTTTCAGTATTTATATATTCTTTAAAAAATCTCATTTTTTTCTATTTTTGTGATTATTAAGAATTTAATTTATTAAATACTGATTTGAAATGATCTAGTTGATTATCAGTAAGTTTTGAACCATCAACTAAACGATTTTCGGTAATTAATTGTTTTGAAGGTTTTTCGTTTGTGTACCTCTCTAGATCACGACTATACCAGAAACTCTCAAATTTTTGTACTGTATCTAAGGCAGGGAATAATCTTGCAGTTGCTAAAATATTATTTTTAACATTTGTATCGAGTTTTTCCCAAACTGGTGTTAATTCTGAAGGCATAGCTTCGACTAATAATTCATTGAAAGTTTTCTTCTTTGGAGAAAGAGCTTCATTCATAATAGCAAGAACTTGAGCTTCGCTTGTGTACTTGCCTTCGCTTTCTTTTAATGCGAATTTAACTTTGGTTTTATCCTCATTAGATAAAGCAAAGTAAGCTGCTTTTCTTTTTTCAGTTAAAAACATCAAGAAATGTGGTTGATCTTCTTCTGAAGCTTTTCTTTTTTTAGTTTCTAAGATCAAATTATTTATACTTTCTTTAAGTGATTTTTCAACGTTACCAAATCTACTACCTAATCTGGTTAATTTAGATTCGTGTACTTCGATTGGTTCCTCTTGTGTATCTAATTGTACTACAATTAAACCATTTTGAGGATTTGTTGCGAGAACTTCACCGGTTTGATCACCTATTGCAACAGTTTCACCAGGAATTGGTAAACTCATTTCTTCTTCACCTTCTACTGGTTCTTCTACTGGTTCTGGTTCTTCAATTGGTTCTTCAATTGGTTCTTCAACTGGTGCTGGCTCTTCAATTGGCTCTTCAATTGGCTCTTCAATTGGCTCTTCGCCTGGTGCTGGTTCTTCAACTGGTTGTTCAACAACTTCTTCACCTTCGATTTCTTCTCCTTCTGGAGTTTCTTCGTAGTATTGATTTACATCAATTTCTTCTTCTTCATTAACAAATTTAAAATCTTCATTGATTTTTCCAGATTTTAATTGTTCGGTTAAGAGTTTTGAACTTTCAATAGTTTTATCAAGATTTTCAGCAATATAATTTGTGTAAGCCATCGCATCATCTAAATTTTCAGCTACATATTCTGAGTATGAAATATTATTATCTACATGCTCAGCAAGGTATTCTGAATAAGCAATTGAATTATCAAGGTTTTCTGCAACATATTCTGAATAAACAATTGAATTATCAAGATTTTCAGCTAAATATTCTGAATAATCAATTGATTTATCAAGATTTTCAGCGATATACTCTGAATAAACAATTGAATTATCAAGACTTTCAGCTAAATATTCTGAATAGTCAATTGATTTATCAAGATTTTCAGCTAAATATTCTGAATACTTAATGTTTTTATCAACATGTTCAGCAATATATTCTGAGAAATCGATATTTTTATCTAATGTCTCAGCGATATACTTACTATAGTCGATTGATTTGTCAAGATTCTCTGCTAAATATTCAGAATAGTTACCTATTTTTTCAATATTTTCAGCGAGATAATCGTTGTGCTTAATTAAATCGGTCGTAGTCTTTTTCAATTCTACGTTTTCGTTAACAACAAATTGTAACTTCTCTGCTAAATAATCTAAATAGTTAGCAATTTTTGATTGTTGTTCGTGTAATTTTTCATAATAGCCTAACATATTCTCTAATTTAGCAGGGTCAAAATCAGTTTTATCTTTGATAGCTTCGTTGATTGTGGTTTTAAACTTTTCTATCTCCTCTGTTAAATAATTTGAATACTCGACCATTTGTTTTTTTGTTACAAAATCTTCATTCATTTTAAATAGTTCATTAATTTTTGACTCATCGGATACATCATATATCCTAAAGTTGGCAGTTTCATTAAATCCTAAACTTTCGTTTAATGATTTTACTTCCATTCTTGCTGAACTAAAACCAGGATCAGCAACAGCATCATAGGTAAATAATTTTTTAACAGTTACAGTACCATCTGATTCTGTGATGCCGGCAGCTCTTGATGATACAAAAATAGGACAACCATCATCAACAAGTGCTCTCGCTTCTTTACCCCAATGTGTATTGAGCAATCTAATTTCACCTTTTACAACGTTAGATTCTTTGACGTAAAAAGCTTTTTCGATTGTGTGCGAAACCCTTGATAATGATGTGTCAAAAACATCTGGATGGTCAAATTCTCCATAGATAACACCAAGTTGGCTTTTGCGAGCGTTTAATTCATCAAGATGAGGAAGAAATTTCTCAGCGGTATAAATTCTATCATTTCTGTTTTTAATATTAAATTCAGTAAATGTACCGCCTAAAATATACTCACGCTTGTCAGGCTTCTGAGCAGCAGCTTGTTCATTGAGTTTCAGACCGTCCATACAATGTTCTACAATTAGGACTGGTTTCATAATTTTTAAATTATTTTTCTTTATATATTCATTAAAAAATATGACTTTTTTCTATTTTTGTGATTTACTGATAAAAACAAAAAACCAGATTTTTAGTCTGGTTTTTATATTTTCACTCTTGAAACTTAGGCCAAGTTTATAAAATCCTCAAAATCATCATCCTTTTTAGATTCTACAATTTTAAGTTTTTTTGTTTTAGATGGCTTTTTATTTTTTTCCTTAATCTCGGTTTCTTCTTCTTTAATTTCTAAAGTTTCAACTTTATTTTTGACTTCCTCTACATCTATGAATTCTTCTGAATCTGCTATCTTTTCAATTCCAATTTTTTGTTTAAACTCTTCAAATACATCTCTAAGATCTTCTACTTTTTCAGATACTTCTTCTTTAACTGTATCTACAATTTCTTCTACTTTTTCTTTAACTTCCTGTGTTTCTTCTTCAAAATCTTTCTTAATTTCTTGAATATTTTCACTTAGATCTTCTTTAATCTCTACTGCTTTATCTTTAACTTCTTGTATTACTTCTTTAATTTCACTTTTTACAACATTAATAACATCTTGTAGTTCTTTTTTAAGAGTTGATTCCTCAGATATGACATATAAATTACCTGGAATTTCTAAATTCCTTACTTCATCGTTAATTACGACTTTAAAATAACCATTTTCTTCTCCAATAAATTGTTGGACTGATTCTACATCCTCTATACCATTATGGTATAAAATGGATACTATTCTTCTATCTAATGACATTTTTTAATTTATTTTCTATTATATATTTAATATCTGAGGTTGTAAATATCAAAATATTTAAACTTTACTTAGAAGGCAAACTATACTTTTTAATATAGAAAAACAAAAAATATAAAATGATAAAAACATCGCACGTTAAAATAAAGATGAATAATAAACATATATCATATTATAAGAAATTAGGATATGATGTAAAAAATAACAATTTTTGTGAAATAAAAGTATTAGATCTAAAAAAGGGTAGTCATGCAATTATTACAGCAAAATGCGATATATGTGGTAAAGATAAAGAAATTATGTATAAAGAATACTGTAGAAATACTAAGAAATTCGATATTTTTTGTTGTTCCAACAAATGCGCAACGATAAAAAACAAACAAACATCCGAAGAAAAATATGGTGTGGAGCATTATTCAAAAACTGATGATTTTTTAGATAGAATAAAAAAAACAAATTTAGAAAAATTTGGAAAAGAATTCTACACACAAACAGATGAGTATAAAGAAATAATGATAAAGAATGTAAAAAATTATAATTATACTGAAATTAAAAATAAAATAAAAAAATCATTTTTATTAAAATACGGAAATGAAAATTATCATCAATCAGAAAATTATTTAGACAAGAAAAATGAAATTATAGAAAAATACAAAAATACAATGAATAAAAAAATATTAAAAAAGTATGATAATTTAATTTATACAGATAATAGCAATTATATTTTTTTATGTGAGAAAGGTCATGAATTTTTGATATCTAGGGACTTGTTAAAAAATAGAACAAAATTAAACACTAAAATTTGTACCATTTGTAATCCAAATGGTTCATCCAAATCAGGCTATGAAATTCAAATATTAGAATTTATAGAAAACAATACTGGTATAGAAATTCTAAAAAATACTAGATCAATTATACAACCACTAGAATTAGATGTTTATTTACCAGATATAAAATTAGCATTTGAATTTAATGGCTTATATTGGCATAATGAATTAAATAAGGAAAATAATTATCATTTGAAAAAAACAGAAGAATGCGAAAAACAAGGAATTCAACTAATTCATATTTATGAAGATGATTGGATTTATAAACAAGATATAGTTAAATCTATAATATTAAATAAGTTAGGAAAAATATCAAATAAAATTTATGCTAGAAAATGTGAAGTTAAAGAAATTACTGATAATAAATTAATTAAAAATTTTCTTGAGAACAATCATATTCAAGGATTTGTTGGCTCTAAAGTAAAAATAGGATTGCATTACAATAATGAACTAATTAGTTTAATGACATTTGGTAATCGCAGAGTTGCTATGGGTAAGAAATCTACCAAAGAAAATGAATACGAGTTATTAAGATTCTGCAATAAACTGAATATGAATGTTATAGGTGGAGCATCAAAATTGTTAAAACATTTCATAAAAAATTATAATCCATCAGAAATTAATACCTATGCAGATAGAAGCATCAGTCAAGGTAATCTATACAAACAATTAGGATTTGAATTTAAAGGGAAAACTCAGCCAAATTATTATTATATTATTGATAATGCTAGAAAACACAGATTTAATTATCGAAAAAACTTATTAGTTAATCAAGGATTTGACTTGAACAAAACTGAGCATCATATAATGCTAGAAAGAAATATTTTCAGAATCTATGACTCTGGAAATTTGAGATTTACTTGGAAAAAAGATTAAAACTCGGTTTGTCCACCACCTTGTGCTTGACCACCACCCTGTGCTTGACCACCACCCTGTGCTTGACCACCACCCTGTGCTTGACCACCACCTTGTGCTTGACCACCACCTTGTGCTCCCATTTCACCGCCAAATTCACCACCTCCCATTTCACCACCAAATTCACCGCCACCGCCTCCTTCAAAGCTGCCGCCACCACCAAAGCCGCCACCGCCTCCTTCACCTGGACTTGCTAAACCACTCATCATTTTATATTTATTATTTTCTTCAATATTCTTATCAGTAAATTTCATAATATTTCTAACAATCCATTCAATGCTCAAGTAAGGTTTTCCTTCAGCATCTTGTAAATTAGAGGATAATGTTGAGGCTATTTCTGCTCTTTTTGCCAAGTTATTCAAATATTTCCACTCTTCAAATAAATCATTGGAGTTGAATTTAACTTTCATATAACTTTCAAAAACTCTATCATGCTCAAGTTCAGGAAAATCTAAAACCATTTGTATTTTTAATGGTTTAACTAAAACCTCCTTGAACAATGTTCTTAGTCTATTGACAAAATTTTTAAATCTAATCTCATCCATTGTTATTGAAGCCGTATCGTCATAAAAATTTCCACCACCTTGATCTTCATCTAATCTAGAAAAAGGCATTTTGGAAGCTCTTTTTAAAGCCTTATAAAACCAAGTAAGTGTGATATCTTCATTTAATTCTGCTTGTTGTGGTTGTTCGATTGACATCTCAGGTGTTCCTTGCTCTGAGGTAGGAAACCAATAATCTTTTGAATGTGGAATTTTAGTAGAACCGTTAATATAAGGTATACCTGTTCTATCATCCCATTCAATATCTTCGTGGTATTCGCTCATCAATTGTGCAATCTGTTGTTCAGCCTGTTGTCTAGTTAACCCATTAACAGGTATAATAAATTTTTTATAAATAGAAGCTTGGTTTAGATTATACATCAATTTAGTAAATTCTAATAGCTTCAATTGATTATAAGGTTTGATTAAACCTTCAACATAACTAGTTTCATCATATTCTAGATTATTAGAATATGAAATGTAAATGATATTTGAATCTAATAAAACTCTTCTCAATTGAGGAATATCTGGATTCTGTATCCAGACAACCGTGCCAGTACCTGGCTCACTTGCCACTATAAGAGTAAGAGGATCTAATAAGTTAAGATCTATAATATTTTTTTGATTATCATCGTACACTATCTCAAATGCTAAAAAACCATCTATAAGAAAGGTTTTCATATAATTCCAGGCAGTTAATCCGTCATTGAAATTAAAGGAATTATATATTTTTTTAAAATTCTCTTGGTATTTAACTCTCACAGATTGATCATAAGTATCTGGTAGATCCGTTATACTACAGAAGTAATTATCATCATCATAATTAATTGCTTCTTCTGAAATTCTAGTAACATAGTCCTTGATCTCCTCCTTAATCGCGTATTGATGTAATATTTTTCTTTTGTCTAGGTATCTACGATCTAAGTATGCGATTGACTTTTTTTCTAATATTTTAGATAGAATTTTCTTAGTAAATATATCATACATATTAGTTCCTGGTTCATAAAGTAAATTGCTAGTATCTTGAAACGCACCAATAGCTTGACTATTTTTAACAACCATCTCTTGGTCGTTCATTCCAAAATTACTCAATCGTCTTAATAATCTATTACTAAAACTTCTACCTACAGTACCTTTACCAAATTCATACATTGAGTTAGGCTGGTTGTATCGATTATATGTTGCCACTTAATTATATTTTTTTTATTAATAGTATATATATTAAAATTAAAGTTCTTCTATCAACTTCAAATTTTTTTCAAAATTTCTAAGAGTTTTATAAAAATTTTCAACATCTTTTTCATACATTTGTATTATTTCCTCGAAAATTTTAATTTTATTAGAAAATTCTAATCTAAGTTTTTCATTAGCGACGTTATTTAAAGTCTCATACATTAATTTATTATTTATATAATATGTATCTAAAAAAATAAATCTCTGTAAAATGGTTGAGGAAATTTCAAATACATTTATTATTTTACTTATATCATAAGCAGTAATTGCGTAATTTTTCTTACCATTTCTTTTAAGAAAATCATACATCCAATTAACTTTAAAATTTAATTCCTCTTTTACACTTTCACCTACCGATATTTTATTTTGATTTGTTTCATATCTATTGATATTACTTTTTATGATAACGTCTATTAATAAAATTTTATATTCTAAAGGTAGATAATCAAAATTTAAAGCATATAATATATTCTTACTGTTAACTATTTTTATTGATTTATCTAAAATACCTTCTTCGTTCTTAGTCAAAATAGGTGGTATAGTTAAGATTGGACACCACAGTTTATTACCATTAAAATCATATTTAATAACGTAAAATTTACCTATTTGAATGTTTTTAATATTTGTTGCTCTAACTTGATTACTTGGATTTTTTAGAATATATGAAAAAAGTTCAAAAGTAGATTCATCTTTTAACTTCTTAATATTATCATTATATTCAAAAATAAGGGCTCGTATTTCTTCTTGAAATGTCATATTAGATTAAGCCTTTTTTCTTAAGATCTTCTTCGGTTATTATTAGATACTTTAACCCTCTTCTCTCACACCAATCTTTTGTAAATGCCCATTTATGTAAATTTTTCTTATAGGTCATTAATGCATATTCATAATTTTCCAAAGTTTTAAGAGTCTGTCTTTTTTGTGGTACTGGAAATTCTGTTTCATGCTTGGGTTTGATTTCAATAATTAATCTATCATATACATCAGTTTCACCAGACATCTCTACATAAAAATCAGGATAATATCTATGTGTTTCTATTTGACCGTGTGAATTTGTTATTTGATATGTAATTTCCACACTTTCACAACTCCATTTCACAACCTTATCATTTAAATCACAAAATCTACAAAATGCAAATTCCCATGAACTTCTATATAATATAGGAGTTATCCCAATATACTTTTCTGAATTTTGTAATATGTAAACACCCTTACTTGGCGTTCCGTCTTTCTTTCTTGAATGATTCAATTTAGCTCTATTAAGACCCATATAATTAATAATATTTATTCTTCAAAGTATTAGGATTAGGCGGATCCTGAACTAATTTAGTATTGTCGCTTACTGATATATAATTTCTACCTTTATTTGACAATGCTACATCATATAATGTTGGAAATCTATTATAAACTCCAGATGTAACATCTTGAAATTGAATATTTCTAACCAACATTATAAATTCTTCTTCCCTAAGACTCATGCCTTGTGAGGGTCCAGGTACAGAATTAATATATCCATCATTTCTAACCCAGTCTTTTAATGCCATATAATATATATTATATTTTTTATTAAATATTATGCAATCCTTTACCTTCATTAGAATGACTGAGACTAATCATTCTAGGTGAGTCTTGATTATTCTTTTTTTGATAAATAACATTTAAGCCACCTGCTATACCTCTTTTGCAAATTTCTGAAAAATAAGGAAATGCCGAGGAGTATTTCTTTTCGTTAAATCCTTGCCAATTCTGAAACATCATTAATATTCCCTGTTGCATGCAATCATATTTGTCGTCAGAAGTTTTATATTTTCTTTCAAATTTTTTTATCATTTCTTCTCCAATTCTAATGATCATTCTTTCAGACTTTTTAGTTAATTTTCCCATACCTTTAGATAAAATTATTTCATAATAAAACTCGGTATCATCTATGTATCTCGCCATTTAGTTTAATTATTTTTTGGTGTTATTTAAACAACAGTAGGTTATAGAACCCTATATATATTTATATTTCCTTTAAATTAATTAAAATTAAGCCTTTATAAATAAATAAAAATTAACACCTTACTAAGCCTCTTAAATATTTTAGTATAATTAAACATATTTTTATATTATCTTATCAATTAAAAGTTTACTTATTTTCATAATAAAAACGAGAGGATCTTACTTTTTTAGTAAAACCCTCTCTTATTTAAATAAAAGAAAGGATCTTACTTTTAGTAAAACCCCTTCTTTTTATTTAATTATCAATAAATTATAAAATCATTCTCTTAGCTTTAACTTTATCTTCTTTGACAAGTTTCAAATTTTCATAAAGTTCATGCTTAGAAACTAATAAATTGTTAAATGCCTCTTTTAATTCTTTATCTTCATTTACCAATTGATCATTTTCTTTTAATAATGCTAATGCCTCATCAATTTCTTTAATTGACTCTTTAATTTCCATTTCTTTATCTTCTAAGTTTCTTAAATACTTAACTTCTTTTGAAAGTTTATTTTCTAAAAATTTTGTTAAATCATAATCTAACTCTCTTTGAATATCGTTAATTAAATCGTTTGCTGAATTATATTCATAGAAAGCTGAACCTGTTCTTGCATCATTATTATAGACATACATTTTATCCTTATAATTTACAACATAGCATTCTAAATATGGATGTAAAGCATTTTCGACTTTTAATGCAATATCTAAATCAACAAATTTGTCAATATTTTGAGCTGCTGTTGATGATAAAACATAATAATCTTTCTTTAACCAAGGAATAATTTTTGAATTAAAAAGATTTTCTAAAGTAGTTTCTTTATCTAATTTTTCTTCGTTTAAGAAAACTTCTTTATCATTTTTCGTTGAAATACTTAATACTAAATTTTCATCTAATCTGAATGCAATTGTATTTTCATTAATATCACCAATTGTCATAACTTTTTCTAAAATTCTAAATTCTCTTAATTTTTCAGCATCGGTTATGTGATTTTCTAAAAGAGTTTGTTTCATCTCATCATTATTAATCAAGAACCAACGATCTCTCATAAACACTAAATTACCTTCTTCAACTTTTTCAACTAATGTAAATACCTTTGATGCCTTACCTGAATTTACTAAGTTTTGTCTTTGAACTGGATTATTCATGTAGCCATTTAAGAATAATTTAACTTCAGGAATCCAATCATGAATTACTAACTCATTCAAAATTGCTGTCATCTTTGAATCATTATCATTAATATTGATAATATTAAGAATTGAATTCAAAGCTGGACGATACATTTGTCCATAATTTTTTCTTTCAATTTTTTTGTATAAATCTTTAAGATTATAATTAATAGGTTCGCTTTTAATTTCATCTTCCAAAGATTCAACTAGTCTTTTAACTTTAAGATCCCACGAAAATGGAGTTAAGGTTTCTTTCAAAGAATTAACTAATTCTTTTTCTGAAAAATTATCATAATTATTGAGATATTTCTCAACAATTATATTTAATTCATAATCCTCAATCGGTAAATCCTTTTTAAAATTAAACAAATCATACTTTAAGTTTTTCATTTTTATTCTATTATTTTTTGTACTGTATCTTGCAGTTTTTTATTTTTTTGATTTTATTTCTAAGTTATATATAAACAAAAAAAACTCGTTTTTTGCTAAAAACGAGTTTTTGAATTTGATAATTTTATTTTCTAAAATATTTTAAGTCTTCATCAGTTATTTTATCAGCAGTTATTATTTCTGAAACTGTACTTCCAAAATGATATTTTTTAATTGAAAATCCATCTGGATTCAAATTATATTCAACAACATTATATCCAGTGGTTAAACTATCCATATTAAAGATTATTGGTTTATCAATATTAGATTTTGGATAAGCATCTTTCATATTGGCAATTCGCCATTTATTATCCTCAACTATATAAGTTGTAACATTATTATTTTTTATATTCATGCCACACCTAAATCCTTTATCAACTAAAAATTGTATTGAATTGGCTTCGTATTCAAATCTAGGACTCACAAAAAAGGAATGTTCATACCATTCTTTAAGCCCCTTATCTTCTTCACCAGTATTAGAATGTTCAGATTTCCACCTTTTTGTCTCACCTTTATCGGTAATCAAATACTTTGAACCCTGAGTTGTTTCAAAATATGCAACAACTTTATTACCTGTTGTAGATGTTATGTTGTAATTATCAAATAATCCAATGTGTTTCATTCCATATTATTTATTTCATTCTGTCTATTTTCTTCTTTTTCTTTTATAATTTCGGCTTTGGTTCTTTTTTCAAGTAAATTATGATACCAATAAACTCTTTTCAATGCACCATCAGCATTTGGTAACCCGGTATTATCAGGTCTTGGTATACCAAGAAAATCCCAATCTATACTGCTATCGTTATCACAAATTTCATAATCGTCACTTAATAAAGTAAATACCGGATAATAAGTACTAACTTCCAACGAGAATTTAATAGTAATAGTATTATCTGTACCTAAATTAATTTCTCTCGGAATATCTATACCAGAATCTGAAGGTAGAGCAAAAAATGCATCTATTTTCATACCAAAGTAACTTATACTAAAAAATCTATAATTGTAAAGCATATCTAATATTTTAGTATAACATGTACTTGCTTCCCATTCATTATCTAATCGTATCTGTATATCGAATGTTAAAGATAGAGGAACAGCTTTTGTTCTACTTACAATGGTCTTAAATTCATCGTTTAATTTGGTTTCTTTTGATAAAAATTGATTTGGATTGGCGAGTTCATCATCATTTTGTCTTCCACCTCTAAATGTAATTACACCTCTTTGTTTCTGATCTGTGTTTAATTCAACTCTAGTACTTGCAGTATCATCTACAAAAGCATCTAACATAAATCTTTCTTGTCCAGCAAATGATGTATAAAAAGGAATTAAAACCCTTATTTTTTTATCGGACCAACGATTGATCCATCTAATTTTTGTTCCTAAAACTTTTGCTAATGCTATCGTAACCATTCTAATAAAATTATCATCATAGTTATAATCATTATCTATATTCATAAAACTTTTTATTTTTTATTATATATAAATTTTAGGAGTATTAACTTTATGAAATATGACAGGAAATTTATCATAAAATTATTATATGACGACAAAGAATATGGTTATATCAAAGATATTTTTAAAAATAGTATAGGCTTCTTTTATGAAATAACACTAAAAGTTGAAAATGCTAAAATCTGGAAATACAAAAAAAATTGTGAAAGCAGCATAAAAATTCTTGAAGATCATTTGGATCCCACAAAAATGAAACTAAAAAAATATACTTACAAAGTAATAGATATAACAGACAATAGAGTATTGAGAACAATTAAACTTAATAAGATAAATAAAAATGAAAATTAATATCGGAGACAAAGTCATAATTAGTAAAGAAAAAGCAAATCAAGGCTCAACATCTTGGTACTCAAATAAAATATTTACCATTACTAAAATTGATGGAAATGATGTTGTTGAACTAGATAAAAATCTTTCTGAAAAACATTCAAATAAAATAAATATTAACTATTTAAAATTATTAAATATTGAAAGAAAAAACAAACTTTTAAATTTAGAATCACTAAATATATTTGGGAGTTAATCCCAATCAATTCATAGTTGTTAGATACAGCGCCATTCAAGGATAAAACTAAGAATGGCGTTTTTCATTTTAAATATATAATATATAGTAAATAAAATTATGAAGGTTAAAAAATTTGAAAATTTTGATATTAATGAAAATTTTTTATCAAAAATAGCTAAAAGCCTAATTAATAATTGGGAAAAATTAGCCATATACAAAATATCAAGTCCATACGCAAGAACAACTTTTGGTGTAACAACAGATAAAGGTATAACTAAAGGAAACTTAACAATTTATGTTGAAAGAGAAAAGAAAAAAGTTAAAGCTGTTGCAGATTACGGTATAACAAAACAGGAATTTGATATTGACACAATTTATATGGAAGATAGAAACTTAGAAGGTATAGTTGATTGGTCATTTACCACGGATTTATCAAAGCCATTAAAAGAGCATTTAAAAGAAAAATATGGTCAATCAGTTTTATATATTGGATAAAAAAGATTAATTATGAAATATTTAAAAACATATGAAGAAAATATTCCTGTCGAGGCTGCTGAAAATGTTATAAAAAAATACTGCCAAAAATATCCATCGCAATATAAATTCTTTATTGATTTTCTAGAGTATTATCCAACTTATCAAGATTTTAAAGAAATTTCGTATGATTATGCAGATGACTATGAAGATGGTGATGAAG